GGAGGGCGTGGTTGCCTTCAAGGTCAGCGTTGTCGATGGCGATCATGAGCCGTTCCAAGGCGTTTGTCAGGGCCTTGGCAGGTCGAAGGGAGTGGTATTCTTGCATGGGTGTAAATGTACAAAAACCCCTCCAATGCAATTTAAAGGGGGATGAATAATTTTTTTGCTACGAGGTGGCACAAATTAGGAAAAGTCGTTGTACCTTTGGCATACAAACCAACCACAAAACCTAAACCCCAAAACCATGAGAACATCAATTTACACAAACCCAGAAGTAACAATCGCAGCTGCCGAGTTTATTAATAATAATAGAACCTCATCCTATATTGGGATGAAAGGGAACGACACCTACTACAACGTAAACGGTGTAGTTTGGGAAGTATGGCAGGATGGTTGTGGGAATTACCCAACTTCAAACGGCATAAAAATTCAGGATTTTAAACTCTAACCAACCGAGGGGTGCGACTCGCCAACGCACATTCTTTTAACCTCAAACCTCAAAACCATGAACCACGAAACCAAAGCCAAAATCGAAGCAGCCCTCGCAACGGGCTACATCCTGCTGACCGCCTGCCTCGGCATCGCCTTCTTCGGTCGTTTCCTCTTCGCACTCATCACCAACTAAACCTCAAAACCATGCACAAATTCAAAACCACCAACATCAAAGGCAAGGACTATGTTGAAGTCAACCAACGCCTCCTGTACTTTCGCAACGAACCGGCCTACGCTGGCTGGTCGTTGGAATCCGAACTCATTGACCTGCAACCCGACCGCTGCTGCGTCCGTGCAGTCATTCGGGACAACGAGGGTCGCATCCGTGCTACGGGCCACGCCTCCGAGGATCGCACCAGTTCAATGATCAACAAAACAAGTTACGTCGAGAACTGCGAAACATCTGCTTGGGGCCGTGCCTTGGCCTGCATCGGTATCGGTATCGAAACGAGCATTGCATCGGCCGTTGAGGTGCAGATGGCTATCGCCCAGCAGAACCTTGGCGACCTCAACGACAAACTCGGACTGGTCCCTTCCTACGACGAACTGACCACCGCAACGCTAAAGGCGGACTTCCTCGCATTGCTTGACAAACTCCCAAAGGAGCAGCAGGCGAAGTTCATGAAGGACATCGACCACATGACCCCTGCACGCTTCGAGAAAGGCATCCAATTCATTCAAAACCAACTTGCAAGACCATGAGCCTACTACAACAAATGAACGCTGACGAGTTTCGTAAACTCCTTGAGTACAAAGAAAAGTACCCGACCCTTGGCGAGGAACTGGTCAAAGCCCTGACCGATAAAATCGTTGTCATTCACCTAACCATTGCCGAGTACATCAGCCTATGCGATGCCTTGGGAATTTATTGCGCCCCGGCATTAAGCCAAGTATTTCAAGCCTTCAAATCCAAACCATGACCTACCCAACCCTCATAACCATCCCCAAGAGCGACATCTGCAAGGCAGAGATAGCCCAAATCGCCCAGCAACTGACCGACCGAATCAATGATGGAGAGGTCAACCCCATCGAGGCCCACATCAAACTGAAGGCCATCGTCAAGGCTTTGGAAGCCACTATCAAGGCCACCGAGCAGACCGTAGCCGACGAAGCCGGCAAGCACGGCAAGACCTTCCAAGCCTTCGGTGCAGAGATTACCCTGAAGGAAGGGAGCCTCACGCCTAACTACGAGGAAGACGAAGTGTATGCCGACCTTAAATCGCAAATCAAGGCGAGGGAAGAACTGCTGAAGATGGCGTTCAGGCAAGCAGGCAAGACCGCTATCTTTGACGAATCAACAGGCGAGCAGGTTCCAGTCTGCACCGCTAAGGCCACCAAAGCGTCCATAACCGTATCTTTCCGATGAGCAAGCCAAGAAAAATGCCAAGCAAGGCTATTATTTGGAGCCATTGGCACGGAAAACTCATAAACAAATACAACAAATACTGGCTTCAAGGGTTGTTTATTGGAGGCAACAGGAGCGATAACAACTACGTTTGTTTTGCTTGTGGTGCTATTGCACAACTTCAACGTGCGCATATATTAGCCGACAATCTTGGAGGTTCCAGCGAGGTTGACAACCTTCATCTTTTATGCAAGCCGTGCCATGTTGAAAGCGAATTTTTGAGCGGTGATTTGTACTTTAAGTGGTTTACCGAGAAAACCATTGGTGATTCTGCCCATTGGAAAGGTATGGATTCTAAGATGGTTTTGCTTTATGAATCAATTAGAGAGTGCAAAGAAGAAGTGGACTTCCCAGAACATGTCAACTTTTTAAAGGCAAAACTTGGCGCAAAGCAATGGGAAGATTTCTGCATCGCTTGCTTTTGGGGAATCATTAAAATAGAAGATTTTAAAACCTATTTGAATCCACAATATGCAAAACAGGTTGTAAATCATTACACTCAAAATTATAGAAATAAAGTTAAATGAGAAGAGCCTCCGATGCCGTAAGGGTTTACAGGTTGCTATGCGACCGCCCCTACCGAGCCAAGCAGATCGCTGAACTGCTGGGCAACAAAGAACGCTACACCTACCGGGTGCTGCACGACCTCCTAAATTCCGGCTATGTCGGAGTAACCAAATCGTACTATCACAAACTCGAAACCCCAACTCCAACCATTTACAACCCACAACCATGAGCTACACCCCCCAACCCAACACCTTCACCCTGTTCGCCAACGACAAAGGCGACAACCCAAAACGCCCAGACTATCGGGGCGACGTGGTTCTCCCCGATGGAACCAAGATGCGCCTCTCCGGGTGGATCAAGGAATCCAATGGCAAGCGGTTCATATCCGGCAAAGTAGAGCCGATCCAGCAGCAGACCAGCGGTGGAAATTTTGCACCACAAGACGGTGATATGCCATTCTAATCGTATATTTGTGCGTCAGTCCGTGTGTAATTGAGGCCACACGGTACTACCGATAAAGGGTTCTCATACGCCCCTACCCTCGGCTGCCTCAATCAGTCGGGGGTATTTTTTTTTTAATTACATAACCAATTAACCATGCAAAAACTCAACATCAACCCCGAACTTCAATCACTGATACCTTCGCTAACTTCGTTAGAATATCAGCAACTAACCAACAACATTCTATCGGAAGGCATCCGTGAAGCTATCCTGACTTGGGATGGGACGATTGTGGATGGACACAACCGCTATTCCATTGCACAGGAATTTGGCATACCGTTCACGACTAAGGCAATGCAATTTGCGGACCTTAATGAGTGCAAGGAGTGGATGATTCTTAACCAGTTTGGCAGGCGTAACCTGCAAGCATTTCAACGCAGCGTCTTGGCTTTGGAATTGGAGCAAGTGTTTAGAGATAAGGCCAAGGCGAATCAAGGCACAAGAATAGACATTCCTCAGAAATCTGAGGAAAGTTACAAGCCTATTGAAACAGGAAAAGAACTTGCTAAGATTGCCAACGTCAGCCATGACACCATCGCCAAGGTCAAGGTTCTTCAAGCCAAGGCTACCGATGAGGTTAAGCAGCAACTACGCACTGGCGAGGTCAGTATTAATCAGGCGTACAAGGAAATCAAGAAGGAAGAGAAACGAGTGGAAGCGGAGAACCGATTGCAGGAACGACTAATCGTTCAACAAGAAGAGGTCAAGGTTAATATGGCAAGCCCTGAAGCATACAACTGTCAACTGGGGCAGACGTGGCAATTAGGTCGGCATCGATTAACTATTGGGAGTTACTTTGACTATCAGGATGAGTATGCAGACGCTTGCATCACCGACCCTCCGTATGGTATTGACTATGACCCGGATTACACCTGCAATACCAACAAGACCAAGCACGAGAAAATAGTTGGTGATGATCAACAATTTGACCCAGAGCCATTCTTGCACTTTACTAACGTATGCTTATTTGGTGCTAATTATTATTCTCCAGCGTTGCCTGTTGGTGGTTGGATGGTTTGGGATAAGAGATTGACCGAGGCAGCCGATGCGATGCTTGGAAGCCCATTTGAACTTGCTTGGTTTCAATCAGCCAATACGACAAAGTCAAGCATCATGATAAGGGTGCAACACGGAGGCGCAATCAATGCGGACTCATTGTCTGGCAATGGGGACCAACGATTTCATCCAACCCAAAAGCCTGTATTGCTTATGATGGATGTCATCAATGCATTAACGGTTGAGCATGACATTGTTCTTGACCCTTTTTGTGGCAGTGGTTCAACCCTGCTTGCTTGCGAAAAAACCAACAGGGAATGCATCGCTTATGAAATTGTCCCTCAATATGGCAATGTGATATTGAGCAGGTTTTACGCTTTAACAGGAGTCGAGCCATGCTTGGTATAGATAGGATTCATATTGTAAACGACTTAAATATTGGTCGTCATTTTGCGGAGAGGATTGACAATAGCAAGAAATCCGAATCGCTATTTAATAGCATATACCGTTCACTTCTTCCAATATCTGAGGGAGAGGGAATAACCGAGGTAAACAAGACTGACTTATTGGCTACCTATGACTACCGAGAAGGAATTGATGTGATTCTAACCCTTGAGAACAACGCAAGGCTTACGCTGCAAGAGAAGTGCTTAACCACTACATTCAATACGGCTACATTTGAAACCGAAAAAAATAGTGGAGTGCTTGGCAATTATTACACTTGCACCGCTCAACTATACTTCGTTGGTTATGTTAACCCGGACTATACCGAATGCTTACGGTATTGCCTTATTGACCTTGCAAGATATAAAATGCTCCATGCACAAGGAAAGATTCCGTGCAGATATAGGCAAAATCAGGTTGGCAATCATCGGCAAAAATTCATGTACACGGAGTTTAAGGACATACCCCAAGAGTGTATCATCGCAATAAAATTCGGGATATGAGAGATTCATTCGTCTTTTACCGCTCCTTCCAAAGGAGCATCCAGCACCTTGATGCAGGTGAGCAATTGGAGGTCTATCACGCAATAATTGCGTACGCACTTGACCAAGTTGAGCCTGAACTCACACGCTACTCACAAGCAGTATGGGAGGCCATAAAACCACAAATCGCTGCTAATCAGCGCAAATACGAAGCAGGTTTGCGTGGTGGGAAACCAAAGGCTAACCAAGACCTAACCATACCCGAACCATCGGCTAACCTAATGTATAATGATAATGGAAATGATAATGAGAATGTAAATGAAAAGGACAATGGAAAGGAGAATGAGAATGATAAGAGGTTTGACCAATTTTGGACAACATTCCCAAGAAAGACCGACAAGGCAAGAGCCAAGCGTTCCTTCCTACGCTTAACCAAGACCGAGCAAGAACTGGCAGTCAGCAACATTCAACGCCTATATGCAGAAACCCCTGCACAATTCGTTCCGCACCCTTCCACCTACCTCAACGGAAAACGTTGGGAAGATCAAGCCATCCAACGAACACCTAACTTCGCATACTCAAACCTAACCTCCGATGATGAACCCTTACCAGTTGTCCGCTGAACGCAAACTGCTCGGCTGCCTCATGGACAAGTTCGTAAACCGAACTGTCCTGCTAACCCAAATCCCGGAACGCCTATTCACGGGCAACAACGTCCTCCTGTACCGGGCCATTGAATCCCTCCACAAAGCAGAGCGAGAGATTGACATCGTAACCGTCTACAAGTACCTCGCAGACCAAGGCCAAGCCCATGTCCTACTCGAAGGCATAGACCCCGAAGCAGGGCTTGTAAGCAACTGGAAGACCTACGCATCCGACCTTCACGACCTTTGGAAGGAACGTGAAGAAGCGAGAATCATGGAAGAACTGGCCCATGACCGGGACATTCCCAAAGCCTTCCAACGCTACCAGTCCATTCAAGCGGTTGAGTCCAACGCGTCCGAATCATCCGCTCACGAACTCGCCAAGGACTTTCTCGCCAACATGAACGAGGTCCGGGAAGGCAGACGCAAGGACCAAATCTACCAAACCTTCATCCGACCGCTTGACAACATCTGCACCGGGTTCAAGCCTTCCGAGTTCATCCTCGTAGGTGGTAGGCCAGCGATGGGCAAGACCCTGCTTGCTCTCCAAATAGCCATGAACCAAGCCATGGCCGATATTCCCGTCGTGTTCTTCACCATGGAGATGTCAGCAGACCAACTGACCCAGCGGATGCTTTCCAACCTTGGAACCATGGACGGGGCAGCATTCCTCAAGCCCGACGAGCGAATCAGCACCGAGCAGTTCCTGACCTTGGCACAAAAGGCTGACCAACTCAAAGGGAAACCTCTCTACATCGTGGACCTGCATCAAGCCAACCTCGACCGAATCGAGGGCGAGATAGCAAAACTCAAGGCCAAGTTCGGAATCGTTGGCTTTTACCTTGACTACTTGCAACTCGTGGAGCCTGCCAAGATTGACAAGCCCAAGCCCAAAATCGAGCAGATGACCAACATCTCCAAGCAACTTAAAGCAATCTGCAAGAGGCAAAAGGTCTTCGGGGTCGTGGTTTCTTCGCTTTCAAGGGCAACCGAGGGCAGGGCCGACCATCGTCCCATCATGTCCGACCTTCGGGAAACGGGGCAACTGGAGTTCGATGCCGACAAAATCGCTTTTGTTTACAGACCCTACGAACACGACAAGAATGCAGAGCAGGATCTCATGGAGGTCATCTTTCGTAAGAACAGGAACGGCAGCCTTGGAATCGCCCAAGTCCAATGCCAACTCCCTTACACCAAAGCCAACGAGTATCCGCTATGACCCCCGAATACACCCTGCAAGCAGCCTGCGTCAAGTTGTTCAAACTCCTAAGGCCTTACGAAGAAGGGCGGTTGTTCCTCAACCTCAACAACCCCCGAAGCCGAACGAACGGTCATTTTCTCAAGGGTATTGGCCTGACCGCTGGGGTTGCAGACATGACCTATCTCTCCGACAAAGGGGCCATCTTCTTGGAGTTCAAAGCCAATAAGGGCAAGCAGTCCCTCTCGCAGAAGTGGTGGCAGGGGGTCGTCCAAGAGGCAGGTTACCGATACGAGGTCATCCGAAGCATTGAGGATTTTCAAAAAGTAATTACAACCAATTAAACCAAACAAATAAACCCCCAAAACATGAGAAAATTAATTTTAGAACACAACGGCCTTTGCATCATTAACGCAACGCTTGAGCATACTGGCTTTCAAGGAGGCGACGCAGGACACGGAGGATATGTGGCTATGACCTTTCAAGATATGGCGTCAACATCAATGGAATGCTATGTGAACGATGACACATCAAGGGTTGAGCCAGTAAAAAAGATTGAAATCGTTTTCCGAGGCGACGACGAAAGGGATGGCTTGATTAAGATTCTCAAAGCCTTCGTAAGAGAATTGGAAGAAAACCCTACCTGTTAGGTTGCAAGTGTGGAATAGTTGTGTAGATTTGAGCCATGGCCCGACTGCTACTACTGCTCCTGCTGACCGCCTGCACCAACGACCGCCCTTGGAAAGTGATTGAGGTCCGAGCCAAGGGGGATGCTTGCGAGTATGTTCTATCCCGAAGCAACGGATTCGGCCCACAAGTCAAGACCCTGACCGATTCGTGTGGGAGGTATCGGTTGTTTGAAACTATACCCAATCGGATATAATTTATAGAAAAACCCAAAATTTATACGCAATCGGGTATAATCGTCAGCCTCTGGTCTTACCGAAAGTCCCCCAGCGTCAGCCTATAACCTTACCAACCAAACCCCAACCCCATGAAAACCACACCAACCGATTTTCGACGCTGGCAACTGCATATCCGCAAGGAATGCGTCAACTGCAACCGCCCCGACAAAAGCGAAACCATCAAGCCGTGGTCCGTGAACTGGACCCTGCTCGGTCGCATCCTTCAAGCCAAAAACGCCTGACGATGGAATGGATTAAATGCTTGGACCGTATGCCGGAACCTTACGAGCCTGTCCTGATTTTTACGACCGACCGCAATCAGGCCTACGCATGGCTTGGCGACGGACGTTGGTACTACGAGCATCAAACGTGGTTCCTAATTGAAGTGAGCCATTGGATGCCACTACCACCAAACCCGTTCTAACATGGACCTAATCTCACGCACCATCCTCGGCTACACGGCAGAGGTTGTTGGAGTCAGCCCGGACGACATCTTGAGCGAAGTCAAGACCCAAGAACTGGTGCTGGCTCGAAGCATCTTCGCCGACATCGCTTACTCGGAATACCTCTACACCTACTGCCAAATCGGGCGAATCATCAAGAGGAACCACGCAACGGTCATGCATAACCTCGAAATCCTTGCGATAAACATGAGAGCAAGGCCCGACATCAAGTTTCTG